GTGTTGGGGCTACAGGGCATAGAAAAAAAACCCCCCAGAGCCCCCCAGAGAGCCCTATTTTTAGGCCTTTTTTAAGGGTATGTAGTTTATTACGCGTGGTCTACACCTTGCCGCAATTTATGACATTTTTTACATAAAATCCTTAGATTTGACAAATTATGTCCTCCGCCTTTGCTAACGGGTATTATATGGTCTACTTCTAACTTATTAAAGGGGGTACCCGGGGTCATACATTTAAAGCAACGTTTATAGTTAGCCTTTAAATATGCTCTATTTTTACGGTACTCGGTAGAGTTATACGGGTTATATAATTTATTTTTTTTCTTAGTAGGTTTATGTCTAGCACAATAACTAGGGTTTTCTTTAGTAGGTATAAACAACATACGACACGTTAAGCAAGGTCTTTTAGGTTTGTTCATTAGCTTTACGTTCTTGCCAAGCCTTTAAGTTTTTGCGCGTACAATCTTTACACCAACTTGTTTTACCGCCTATACCTTGCGGCCTACGACTAAACCCGGTAGCGTCTTTACGTTCCCAACACTTAGTACACTTTTTACTAATAAGCTCGCCGTGGCTATTAAAGTGCGGTATAGACTTACTAGGCCTTTCCCGGTCTAATAACTTATTAAGTTGCGTTCTATCTTCTACGCTTATAAAACAACTAATACAAATATGACTTTTACCGCCCCAATTTTCATAATCTTTACTATAACCTTTAGTAACTCTATGACACCTAAGGCACCGTTTACTAAGCAACTTACCGTTATTATCAAACTTAGGGTCTATAATGTCCATTACCTTAAATGTTTCCCGCATAAATGTTCTTAAATCTTTTACGTTTTTCTTTTTAATACGGCGCCTAACTCTTTCGGGTAATGCAAATAAACCTGTTTCATAATTGTAATTAATAGCCTCGGTTAGACATTCAAGTTTTACAGGACAACTACGGCAACACTCGTTAGCCTTCCAGAAATTCTGATCAGAAGTTTTATTGCCCTTATGATTAAAAAATAATTCATTAGGTAGTTTTATACACGCAGCCCTGTTGCGCCATTCCATAAGGTAAGCTTATCGTTTAATTAAAAGTTATCAAGCGCTTTAAGTTCTTTTAAATCTTCTTCCGCGTCGCTAGATATGTCAAAAGTTAACATACTAAATAATATTTCATTTAAGCTACGGCTTTCTTCATATAAGCTTATAAATAAAGTTCTTAGGCTATCTACTTCTAAAATTTCTTGATGATAATTTATATTTATGTTTTTATAATTAATTACTTCAACACTATAGGCGTCATCGTTTAAATATCTTACTAATACTTTAGTAACGTCTTCATTAGGCCAAATTATATCAAAGTTTAAGCCGCCCTTATGGTTACCAAAGTTGTAACTATTTTCTACCGGCTCTATATTTTTTATGGTATCTTTAAAGCCGCTAATTAAATTAATTTGTTCGCTAACTTTATTAAACCCTATCGCTGCGTCCATAAAATTATTATAGTCGCGTAATTGTATTTATATTAGGTTAGATATATCTGCGTTAAATATGCTCCGGGTAACGTTTAAATAGCCAACGTTTTTATTAATTTTAATATTGTTTTCAAATTCTGTTGTTGCTACTTGTAGGCTATTTTCCCAACCATATTTATAATTAACCCTATCTAGCCACGTTATATCCCATATAGTTAACCTAGGGTCGCTAAACACAACGTAATAAAATGCTCTACCGGTATTGTAAGCCGTGTTAATGTTTTGAGTATATTTAAGCTTTTCTATTAATGATAAATCGTAATAACTACTTCTTTTTTTTATTTCTACAATGCTTGTAAAGTTTTCCGCGTCATAAGACTCATATTTATTTTTACTAGGTATATAGTTTCCGTTTTCTAGCGGTATAAAGTTAAGTATGTTTATTATTTGTTCATCTGTCATAAAACGTTCCAAAACAACGTATTGTCGTCTTTTAATTGTGCCGCTACTTCTAAAGCTTTACGGTCATAGTTAGGCATACTAGGGAAGTCGCTTTTAAACTTGCTTTCATATTCAAAACCTACCGGGTAAACTATTTTAGTAAATCTTTTATGTGTATAATTAAACTCTTTTCCTACTTGTACGCCGTAAACTTTAGCTTTATCAGTACCGCCTATAATTCCTTTAAGTAATGTACCGCTACCTACGGCACAAAAAATGCTAGTAGGCTCTTTTTCCATTAATTTAGTTATTTTTCTCATTGTTTCTGATATAGCGTCTATTGTTCCCGGGTAATTAGCGCCAAATTCTAAATATTCATAATTATTACGTTTTGCAAAATCTTTAGCGCGTTTTTGTAAAACATTTAAGTAGCCGGGCTTTATTCCTATAACTTCGGCCCCTAAATCTACTACTCGCCAAGTGTTTTTATGTACTTTTTTTCTATCCGGGGTAAAAATAACCGCTTTTTTACCTAGCTTACGACAAACGCCCGCTAATGCTATCTGAAAACCTCCATAAACCGGACTAGCGTATACGTAACCTTTATATTTAGGGTCCATAATTTTTTCTAAATACCTACTTTTAGTACCGCCTAATAATAAGTCATCTCTTAAAACGGTCATACCGTAATGGCGCTCTAAAATAATATTGTTTTCTATTTCAAATTCATAATCTTGTACTTCGTCAAAATACATTTATAGGCCCTTTTCTTTTGCTACTAATTTTAAAAATTTATCTGTATTACCCCAACACCATTCGCTCGAACTAAAATCTTTCCAATATGGGCTATAACTGTGCATATCTTCAACTAATAACGCTGCGGCTTTTATGTTGTATTTAGGTATAAATTGTGCGTATGTAGTGCCTATAGGGTAATCCCAATAAGGTAAATTGTGTTTTTGTTGTACCCAAGCATAAGTACGAGGTATAAATTGAAATAAACCCGAGTCGTTGTCTTCATATCTATAGGCCTTAGCTTTGCCCCTAGATTCGCACCACATAATTTTAAAAGCTGTTTCTAAATTATCTTCTTCAAAATTTTCTATTAATAAATTACTATAACTTAAACATTCCGTCGGTAATACTTTTATACAATTAATTAAGTCTAAAAAATTCTGATCAGCGGGAATTTCGCCTACGCTAAAACTATTTATTATTAAAGCGTATATTAAAACGCAGCTTTTAATCACCGTTTTTAACCAAGTAAGTAATGTAATAAAGAAAAAATAAAGAAAAAATAATAATTAAAGTATTTATAAACATTTAATCCGCCATTGTCATTAGACACTTATTACAACACATATAGTCCTTACTTGTAAATGGGAACGTATGATTATCGCCACAAATAAAGCAAATAAATTTTCTAATTTCTTTAGGCGTATAACGGTATTTAAAAATAAAATTTTTTATATAAAACAATAAATTAAAAATCATATATGGCCCCTATTACAATCGTAACAAATACTCATATTTTTTTCTAAAAGCGTAACCCTATCGCAAATAGTACATTGATTATTTTTGATTTTGCTCCGGGTATCTATATTAGTCATTTGCCCATTCCTTTAACTTGTTTTTGTTGCTTTTTTCTAAATATGCCGTATTCGGCTTATTTCTAGCCCCTCTTAAAAGCTCGGTGTGGTTTGGTAGGCTATTAACGGTACAGGCCGACTCGCCGTAAGTTAAAACAATGTTTTGTGCTAAAGTTCTTATTTCGCCTACCGTAACCCCGGCATTAAATAATTGTTTGGCCGCTCTATCTATTTGGCCCCACTTGTTTTGTGTAGGTTTATATATACCTAAAACTTCTACTATTTCGTCCTTATACTTATTTTGAATTTCTTTATTATATAGTTCTTTAGGTCTAGTTGTATTAAGTCTAGTTAGAGTAGAGTTTTCACTACTACCCCTAGTATCGTTTTCTTTACTAGCGTGGTTTACTTTTTTAGACGGGGTGGTCTTGTTTTCTACACCACCCGGGTTATGAGTCATTAATGTATATAAATTACGGTCATAATCGCCGCTTTCATTTTTTCTTTTTTGTATTTTTATACATTTATTTTTTTCTAAACCTTTAAGCGCGTCTATTGTAGCCGATCTCGACCTTTTTAAATCTTTACTTAATGTTGTAATGCTAGGCCAACATTCCTTAGTCGTATTATTAGCGTACTTACCCAAAACCACATAGGCCGCTAATTCTGTCGGTTTAGTTACTTCTTGTACCCAATGCGGCACTATTGTAAAAGTAAAGTCGGTTTTTACTTCTATATTTGTCATACTATCGCTTTCCAACCTTTCTCTAAAGCTTGTTCGTATGTTAGCCCATTAAAGCGTTTAAAGTTTTCTATTTGCCAATCGGCAAAACCGTCTTTTCTAGCGCCCCGGTTAAATAGTTTTTGCGAAGTATAAAAAATAGATTCGCTTAAAGATTTATAATTATTAGCTTTTAAATAATCACTTAAACCGCTCATTTCTTTTAAAGGTTTTAACTGCGGCTTACCGTCAAAAACCAATTTTGTTTCTTCTTCTATAGTAAGTCTTTTTAATTTAGGTAGGCTTAAAAATTCTGCTCCGTTTTTATATAGTAAATCTAAAGCGTTACTTAAAGCAACGCCCGAGTGGTTAACATAATCTTTATATAAGCTTTCTAGTTTTTCCGGGTCTAAAGCTAGATTGGGCCAACGACCGTTAGCCCATTCCATTGCACCTAGAAATTCCCATTTTTCCATTAAAACGGTGCGTAGTCTTCGTTACTAGGTTTTTTAGCTACCGGTTTTGCTTTTTCTTCTTCAGCTATTAAAGATTTTATTAACGCGCTAGCTTGGTCAAACGTTAAACCGCTATCTAGTTGTTTTTGTGCGTCTTCCCCTATAGCTGCAGGAACTTTTTTAATTAAACCATTAATATAATTAATTTGGTTTTCTGTAGATACGTTAGATTTAGAACTATATTCCTTCTGATCAGAATTATTTTCTGACTCGCTACCCGGCCCATACTTATAACTAACGCCCGGGACGTCAAAATCTTTTATAAGTTCTTGATATAGTTCTTCGGTTACTTGTTTTATTTCATTTGTTAGTTCGCTTATACTAACTTTTTCGCTTTTAGCTATTACTAATTTTGTAGCTACTTTCATAGCACATTGTTTTACAATTACTTTTTGCGTAATGTCCATTTTTTGCTCCTTATTTTTATGAAGTATTTACTTCTATACTTACGGACTTTCCGTAAGAGTTGGATTAGTTTAGAAGTAACATAAGACAAAATTACTTCTATTAGATATATAAGGTATTTTTTAAACACCGTAAAAGTCTTTACGGTTTCCTTTTATCCATACCGGTAATTCCATACCGGGCTGCTCCATAGGGTCGGGTTTTACTTTAGGCGGCCTTTCTAGTCTTTTTTGAATATCCCAAATAAAAGTCCCAAACATAGTAGTCATAAATAATACGCCTATAAGTTCGTATTGTGTGATTTGGTTTTCCATTAGTTACCTCCTAAAAAGTTTTTTATTTCTTTATACAAATTTTTGTTTATCTTTTTATTTTTATTTTTTATATTATCGCTTTCTTGTAAAGCTTTTTTTAAATACCATTTCATATTATAAAATTCAGCCATTTAACGCTCCTTTTTTTTGTTTCTCTTTAGTTTATTTTTTTCGTCTTTTAGTTCTTGTAGTCTATAATAATTAACCCAATATTCAATGTCTTTACTCATATTTGCAAACTCATTTCATTATTGTGCTTTTTCCAATGTGCCGGGTCATATAAAGCGTTAAATTTACAAAATCTATACAAATCTAATTTTTTTATTTCTAAATTCATTTTTTCGTAAATATGCACTTGTTTATTTGTAATTTTTATAATGTCCCCGGTATAAATTAAATTATAACGGTCATAAACCGCAGGCATACCTACATTTATTATATTGCTATAAAAATAACTTTTGTTAAATTTATCGTCAATAAATTCTGTAAATATTCCTAAACTATTCTGATCAGCGCGAAAAATTAAATATTCGGTACTAACTAAGTCGCCGTATTCTTTTTTAAAATCTAAATGTATTCTTTTAGCGTTAAAATTAATAGGCATTTCTTCAACAACGCCGGCTGCGTGGTTTTTATATTTACAAACTTTTATTTTTTCGTTTTCGCCTAAATGTATTTTATAACTCATTATGTAGCTCCCCACAATATTGTTTTAAGCCAACACAATCATCGCAAAACGTATTGTAAACGTCTTTACGTAAATTAAACGGGTTATGTGGCGCCCTAACTCTTGTAGTATTATTTTTAGTATTCATACTTAAAACGTCGCTACCTACATCTTTTAACAATAAAACTTGCTCGCTTTTAACAATAAAAGAGCTTGTTAATTGTACCGGGTGGCTACTTGTCGCTATATGGGTCAAAATATAGTTATTATTATCTCTATAACCTAAATATTTATTACCTTTAATACCGGGATTTCCGGTTTCATCTATTAGTTCTACTAATTCCATTTATAACCTCCTAAGCTATATTTAATAATTATTCCATATTTTTTAAAAAAAATCTACTTTATAGACAAAAAAAAAGACCGTCGAAACGGTCTTTTTTCCTATGTATTAGCTTAGGAGCGTCCTACATAAAATTACGTACTAAACAAAGGGTATTATTACCTTAACATAGTTATAGTTTTAATCCTAATAAGTTTGCTTAGGTTTATATTGTTCTAGTCCGTGTTGAATAACTGTAATAAAGCTACTTAAAAAAGCTAAGGATATTAATTGAAACATATTAGCGTCAATTATCCCTGCTGATGAACCTAACCACAATGAAATTGCTGATTGTAAACCGGTCCTAAAAGCTTTAGCAAACATAAATTTCCAATATGCTTTCCAATTAGAGTATTTTTGCTCGGCCACCGCCCCCTCCTTTTTTCTTTTTTATTATATTTTTTTCTATTAATTTAGAAAATGTTATAGGCCCTACAATGCCGTCTTGCGTTAAACTATGTAATTTTTGAAAAGTTACAACGGCCGCTAAAGTAAGTTTTCCAAAATCGCCGTCGGTAGTTAAATTAGCTTTTATTTTTTCATTTAATAATTTTTGTACTTTTATAACGTTATCGCCCCGATCTCCAATTTTTAAAGGTAGGTTAACTTTTGTATTAGCCGGGATAGGTAAAACGTCTTCTACTTTATAGCTATCACGTTCTAAATTAGTATCTAATTCTTCCGGGGTAACCATTATTTCAAAGTGCATAGGGTCCTTATAAGATTTATAATTTCCGCCCCACCTAAAAACTTGTATTCCTTTTTTAGTTTTAATTTCTAATATTTTTTCTATGGTACCCGGACTAAATGTTGTCTTACAAATACCATTTCTAGTAACCGGGTTTTCTTTCCAATTTATATCGACTGCTAACCCGTAAGAGTGCACGCTAAACCTATCGCTACCCGCTATAGTTCTATAGTTATAACCGCCCGTAGTAGTACGTAAGGTTTTATAATCATCTTCTATTAAAACATTGTTTAACAATGTAAACGGAACTAATGCCGCTTTATTTATTTGAGCTCTACCCTCACCGTGAAAATTAAAAACAATTAAGTCTTTTTCATTACCTAAAGCTTTTTTCCAATGGTGTAAGTACCAACTAGAATTACCGCGTCTCATAATACTTCTATATTAGTCCACTTTCGGAAGTCATCTACGTTGTGTAATACTAAGGTAGTTGTCCCGGGTAAACTTTCTTCGCCCCCGGACTCTTCAAACCATTGGCTGCCGCTATCTTGTGTATTAGCGCCTAATAAAAGCCGTCTATCGACCTCTTTTGTCCAATGGTGGTGGTAATGGCCTACTAATAATAAATTACTTTCATAAAAACCGCTTTTACTAGGTTTACTTGCCATTTTATTAAACCAATTTTCGACACGGTTTTGTGGCGTAGCGCCACGGCGGGCTTGATGACCGTGGGCTACGGTTATTACTACCTTAGGTAGTACTTCTACGCTATACGCTAAATCGTTATTAGGTATAGTAAATTTTACGTGTTGTAAACTAGGGTCCGCTTTACATATTTGTGCTACTTGGTCGAATAATTCACCGTCTAAGTTATCGCCAAAAGTTGTATAAGCTTTAGAGCCTGTTCTTTTTTCACCGTGATTTCCTAAGGCACATAAACCTAGTACATCGTTAAACATAGGACTAAATGTCGTAAAACAATCTAATAACATTTTACGGGCCAAGGTCATTTGTTGCCTACCGTCTAAAACCGTTGTAAAAGTTTGCATAGGGTAGTGGCCGCTGCACGATTCGACTAAATCGCCTAAGCCTACTATTACTAATTTATCTAAAGTATATTTATTACGCAGCCAATTTATATGCTCTTTAATACGGTCTAAACTTTCATAGTATCTTTTTAACATTTCTTCCGTACCCTCTTTACCTACTTGCCAATCGCTTAAACAAATTACAAAACATTCTTTATTTTTTGTTTTTGTTTTTTTAACAGGTTTTTTTCTTTTAGCGTAACTTAGTAATTTATTAAATTCTTTATCATTTACTCGGTTAGTTACTTTAGCGTAAAGGTTAGCTTTATAATAATAAAACTTTTGTACACCATTTTCGCCCCAACTATCCCACACCCTAAAATTAACAGGCTCATTTTCTTTAATATAAAATCTTTCGCTAGCTCCCTCGCCTAGCCAATAGTCTATCCACTCATTCCAATTAGGGCTGCCGTCTTTACTTGCTTTAGTTGTAATAGTTCCTTTATCGCCGTCCATTTGAACGCCCGGAGTCCAACTATTCTGATCAGAATTTTTTGTCTTATTATATGTTCCGCGTGGCTTAACATCTTGCCTAGACGCAACATAGTCATCTAAATTCATAATTCGCAATTATTTTCTTTGGCTATACGTTGTATAACTCGCCTTAAACCGTCCCGGGTTATATTTTTAAAGCCTAAAACCTCTAAACAATACTCGGCTAATAGCGTATAGTTATAACGCGTATTAAATCCGTCTTGTTTTTTTTGTTGTATTTGTTTTAGCAAATTGAGTATTTGCTCTTTTGTTTCCGGGTATTTATATTCATACCTCTTATTCTTTCTATAAGACGTAATTTTAGCAGCCGAAAAGTCATCTATGTCTTCAAGTGTCATAAAGCCCTCCTGTTTACTAGATTATTATATCGTTAAAATATGACAATTTTGCCTATTTTGATAAAAAAAACCCGATAATCCGGGTATGAGGTTTAATTCTCTGCCCTTTAAAAACGATTTGCTAGCAAGTATAGGCAGCGTTAGTACTTATGTTTTATTGCGGCTTTTCTAAATTTTTTTTAAAAAACCCCTAAAAAAGCCGGAAGTTTTTAGTTGGTCGACGTATTACATATAACTATGAAAGAAAACAAAACACACAAAGGGGGTGTTATGAAGAAAAAAATTAATTTAGACAATGTACTTGAAGAATTAGGTAACGCTAAAACATCTATTGAACAATCTACCTGGGAATTTCCCGAAGGTATCGATGATGAATTAGGAATTAGAAATCAAATTGCTGAAGCTGCAAAAGCAGTTGAAAATGCTATTGATTATATTAACGATACGATATTAGAAGACTAAATATCGTTTCAATTTTAAAATAGCCCCCTTTAGCTAGGGGGTTTATTTTATTTGCCTATTTTAAATGGACACTCGCTACAACTACCCGGACAAAAACCACACATATTAGCCGCCTACCTTAAATAGTATTTCTCTGATTACTTCTTCAATTATTGTCAAATTATCATTAAATCCTGCAATACTATTTTGGTACGCGACTACTTGTGCTTTTAGCGTCGCGACTTCTTGTTGTAAATCATTAACGGTCTTAAATAACCAACCTACTAAAGCAGCTAGACCGCCCTGTAATATTTGTGATAAATTTACTGTAGCTTTCATTAATTAAACATTCCTAAAAATCCTCCAAAAATTGCGCCAAAACCAATTAGCCAACCGATAATTTCAGCCCTACTAGGTTTAGAATTTATTTTTTCGTGTAAATAATCTATCCGGACCTGTATTTCTTTTTGTCCGTCTAAAACTAAACGTAGCATTTCTTTTTGGGTATATCCGTTATCGGCCATAAAAAAATTATAGTCTTAGGTAATGTTTGTAAATTTAGTTATGTTATTAAGCAGGTTTCGGGTTATCGTCTTTAATTTTTTTAATAGCTTTATACCATTCACCTTTTTTAGCATCGGCCCCAAATTTTCCTCCGTCAATATCCCAAAATAATTCGTCTAATTGGTCCCCGACTGATTTAAAACTATTTAGGCGGTCATCTTTATATCCATTATTTTGTTGGTTAAATTTAGAATTAGCCCGGTCATTAATAGCCGTTTCGTATTCGCTATCAGTAAACTCTCGTCTTTCGTTGTTTACTTGTGCATATAACGGGCGTTCATTTTCAATTTCAGCGGCTGATTCCGTTTTAAATTCTTCTATTGTTTTTAGTGACATACTAAAAGTTTAAATTATTCTGATCAGAATTTTTTCCGTATGACATTTATTAACCTTTTCGAATACCATACAAAACAAATTCTCCACTTACAATATTGCTAGCGTCTATAAAAAAATATATTCCGTCTACGGCGGACGCAACGGTAAATCCCATTCCCCCGGTTGCCGACATTAAATTACCGCCGGCGTCTCTGTTTGAATTTTCTAAAGTTGCAGTCGTGTATTCCCCACTATTACTTGCGTTAAAAATGTACATATGACCGTTAGCAGTTTCTTCAGTTTGGTCGCCTAATTTTTCTCTTGTTAAATAACATAGGTTTAGATTAGTTCCGCCTTCAGCAGCAAAATCAGAATAAGTTTTTAATTTTTTAAAAGCGTAATCATAATTATTAGTTTCATTTGCAGTACCACTTTCGGTAAATCTAAACTGCGGGTATTTTTCATTAACGGACCCTTGCATATTTCTATAAGTTACCATATACGTATCGTAAGTACTATCCATACCGGTTAAAGTAACACTACTTACTGCAGTAGATACAGTATTTTCTGCTATTTTAACTACTGTACCGCTCACGATAAAACCCCGTACATATTAATTTCCATATCAAAACTAGCCCCGCTACTTCTATTTAATTGTATTCCCGATAATTGTTCTTCTGATTTATGTACCCCAATAGTTCTTGCACCTCTGCCCTCTGTTGAATAGCTTGATGATTGAACCGTAACAAAAGTATAAAGGTCATTGTTAAAAGGACTATATATAAAAGCACTTATACCACCAAAATCATCGACACCACTTTGGGCTAAAGCAAAGTTAGCAATAGCACTTTGGTTAGTATTTCTAAGATTTGCAAACCCTGTATTAGCGTACATATCTAAACTAGCATAATCATATTCGTTTTGGTTTATTAAAGTACCGCTGCTATCCATAAACCTCATCCATACGTAAGCATTATCGGACATACGGCCCTTAGATACACTTAAAAAATAAGTATCAAAAGCCGAAGAAAAACAATCCGCTACCGTTAAGGAAGTAACACCTATACCGCTTGCTGATTTAATAAATTGTAAATTAGTAGCCATTTTTAGCTCCTTAACCCAAATAAACTTATGGTAGCGCTCGTCATAGCATTAAGAGTTGTTCCTGCACCAAACTTAATTGCTGATATTTCTTCGGCGTGGTTATATTGTTGACTTCCAAATTCCATAGCAGGATAATCTTGAAAATCTACAAAACTCATATGGCTTGTAGCGTAGGTAAATACCGAACTATTACCCGCGTTATATAAATACATAACACCGTTAGCTAAAGAATGTGCGTCTTCATCTATGTCGCCACATAATCTAGCACTATCTTGGCTCGTACTAAATCTTTGGGCAAAACTTCCGTCTGCAATTCCTCTTTCATTACAAAAAGAATATCCAGTTTCAAAAGAACTACCACCGTCGTTAGATAATCTATATCCTAATTCTGTTTGACTTCCAAAGTGTATATCGTTAAAAGTAAAAAAATGAACATTATATAAACTTTGGTTTAAGTTACTAAAAGTACAGGTTGCACTAGATACCGTTTGCGTTTGTATTAATTCTAAAGAGCCGACGGTTGTAAATTTGTGTTCTATATCTAAATTATAAATATCGGTAGGCGTAAAAATACCTGAATTATTACCATAACTTTGGCTTGGGCTCTCGGGTATGTAAGAAAATTCGCTCATATACTTTATTATAAATTATTATTCTGATCAGAATTTTTATCCGACATTATTAAATTACCTTATACATTGTAAATTGACTTCCTGCATTAAAACCTGCCGGGGAAGTCGCTTGGTTTGTATGTATTTCAATTCCATTAAAAGAAGTAGTTTCTTTTTTTACGCCGCCCTCTTGATAACCCCTTAGTCTTGTGTTGTTATGCGAAGTAACATCTAAAATAATTTTTGAATATAAACTACTTGAATACCAATTATGTAAATATGCTACAAAATTACAAGTATTAGGCGTTATAGCCATACCGTCTGTCGCTCTAATCATATCTTGATTGGAATTATTAAAAAATTGAAAAGTAGCAGTACTGTTTATGTCAAGCCACGCAATGTCAAAATTAGCAGTTGTATCTATAGTAGAGTCTACTAATGGCTGTATATCGCATATACCACCATTAGCTGCCACATTAAGATTATTAGCTATAAGCATATAGACATTATTATCTGTAATACATTGTTCTAATTTAATTGACGAAACCTCGCTACCACTTACAACTTTATGATTTGCTACTTGTAATAATCCCATTAATCTACTCGCAATCCATAAGTCTTAATATTTCCACTAGAAAATGGTCTAGAACCATTACTGTCTATTACTTGAAAACCCGTCATACTACCTGCTGTTCTTTGTACACCAATCCCTTTCATAGATAAATGTAAACCTGCCGAAGAAGTCATACTTTGGTATAAAGCGTAGGTATGTAAATTAGATTCATAGGGATTAAATATATATGTTTCACTTCCTTGACTTTCAGGTGCTTGGTCTACGCTTTCGCCAAAATATCTATAAAGTTGTGCTTGCCCCGTTGCATATTGTTCGGTAAATCCACTATCGGCTCTCATTATTTGGTGCCCATAATCATAAAGAGTATTTACCGCACTACCGCTTGCATTAATAAACCTTAAATTAGGGTCGGTTTGTGTTGTTCCTACTGTTGAAATATTATTTGCTACAATTTTATAAACTTCAAAATTTTCTGAAAAAACGTCTGTTATAGAAACTATTGAAACGCCACTTGTTATTGTTGTATCGTTAATTAATCTTAAATTGCTCATTCTTTTAACCCATAAAGTTTTATAGTAAAAGCAGTTAAATTAGCACCACCACTACCACAAAACCTTATTCCATTTACTAAACTTGTTTGAGCTAAAGCAGCACCACCGTAAGTGCGAACAAATCTACTTGCGTCCCAATCAATATTATTGTGAGTTGTAAAAGTATAGGTAGCACTATTTCCTGCGCCATAAATATAAACAGATCCATTAGTTTCACCTAAACCGTCATTACCTAAAAAAATAAAACTATGGTCCGTTTCCCTTACTTCACTTTCCCCTGCTGTTGATAACCAGTTTTCCATAGTGTAATAACCGGCGCTATCTTCCCACGTTCCACTTTCTCTAAATCTTAAAGCGGGAACATTAGAAGTGTCAAAAACAACATCTTCAAAAGTTAAAAGGTGAACGGAATATGCACTTTCTAAAATAGAAGTAAAATCTACGGCTGTTACATTAGTGTAATGTGTTTGGCTTTCAATAAGTTCAAAAGAGCCGCCCCAACTACCCTCTTTAGTTAGTTGTAAAATTTGACTTGGGTTGTAAAGACCTATATTTTGTTTTATATTATTTGGTTGTGTGCCTATATAGGACATAAAATATCCTTAGGTTTGGCGCAAAAATGATACGTTATATTCGCAACTAGACGCCGCGGAGCATAGGCCCTGTAATTTATCGCCGGTTTCTAAAGCCACTTTAGTTTGTATTTCTATTGTTGTTCCAAATGGTAAAGAAACATTATTTAAAATGTGTCTTAAACTACCACCGGATTTAGTAACGCTAAGGTCTACCGTAACATCGGCACTAGAGCCGCTTACGTTAGACAATAAAATACCTATTGCGGTTTCTGTAGTAGAGCTAGGTACGGCGTCGATTATATCCCCGGCGCTAGTTCCTAAAACGCCCTGTACAGAGTGTAATGTGTCAGCCATTGTATTTTTTTATCCTTTCCTAACTTAAAGCTAAAACTAATCCTAAACTTACACCGGCCGGTGCAAGCGCCACTATATCTGCTACGGTGGTCTTTTTTAAATTATTACTATCATCAGCGTCGCCTATTAAAACAATGTCCGCCGATGCAACAGTTGCTGCGGTTGCACTATTAGGTGCTATTACTAAAGTTGACGCAAACGCGCCCGAGGTAGCCGCGGCCCCACCGGATAGACCCGAAGTTGAGCCTGTTGTTATTGTTACCCCGGTAATATCCCCGGCGCCAATATAATCTATAAAGCTAGACCCGTCGTATACTTGTAAAACATTCGTGTCTTTTAGGTAGACCCATTGGCCCTCTTCTCTTTTTGCACTAGGTATTCCGGAATCCCGGGCGCTAGAGTCAGCAAAAACTAAAACCCCTTGCATTAAATAACCGTTAACGTCCGACGCCGTTAATACTTCACCAGTGGCAAATTCTTTATATCCGCTTAAAGCCATATTAAAAGTTTAAGTTATTCTGATCAGAATTTTTTCCGTATGACATTAGTAACCGAGTTTATCTGTATCTAACAAACCAAATAAACTATTGTCTAGTCTAAAAAATGCTTGTTGGTCTGCGTTTGAAAATTTATAAGTTACTTTAAACGTGTCCGGGCTTATGTTATATTTTATAGAGTCTAAAATTTCTAATTGTGTAACTTGTGCGGGTGAACCACTACCCGGCGGCGTAATTTCTACCTTTACTATATCGCCAACTTCCGAATCTAATATTTTATTTTGATTACTTGTGCTAAGTGCGTCTACATCTACTAATAAATTATCAAATCTAATTAAAGCGTCTTTAAATTTACCTAATAAATATAAAGCAGCATTACTTACGTCGGTATCGTTACTATTTAATAAACCCGTTCTAGTTAGAGTTCTAATTAAGTATTTTAATTGACTACCTACATCTTCTTTAGTTTGTACGCTACCGCCGGTACGCGTTAAGTTTATAATGTTATAAATTTCATTGTCGTCGGTTATTGAATCGACGCTACTATAAGCTACGTCGCTACCGTCATCGCTAAAGGTTATACTTGGCGTGCTAGGGAATGTAGTATGCCTTTCTTTAAATGTTAAATTACCGCTTTTATCTATAAACAATAAACCATTTTCGGAACGCTCTATTTCTTGTAAAGTACTTAAAACGTTTGCGGTATAGCTACTTAATGCTTGCATAGTACTATTTCCGGTTTCTATACTTCTATTACTTCCAAATTTTACGGTCGCCGAATCTAAAATAGCACCTATTAAAGTACCGCTAGCTGCACTACTAAAACTACTATTTACTAATTCCGCATTATTTAATTTCATAAATTCATCAAAAGCAGTAAACGTAACAAATGAATTAGTTGAGTCCGGGTAATTAATTTCTATATCGGCTACTAGGCCCACAAATATATCTTTATAAGTAGAGCCGCCGTCGGTTGTAGCGTCTACGTGCATTACGATAAAAGGCTCTATACCCGGGTAATAAGGACTACTTGTATTAGTATTTTCATACTTACGTTCGTTATTAGTTAACTTAACGGCACAACTTCCTGTAAAAAAACTGTCTAAATCTTTAGAACGACCACGGCTTACCGCTACGTTTTGTACATCATCAGTAACGTCAGTTAATACAGTACTACCGCCTAAAGTACCGCTATCTAATAAACCCCTAATTAAATCGTCTAGGGTAAAAGTTGTAGGCGTAAAGCCTAACCTAACTCTTATAGTAGGTTGGGCCATTAGATTATTCTTAAATTACGTCTATTGTATTTTTGTATTTGTTCAACAATTAAACGTCCTACGTCAGTACCGTCAGTACCCATACCCGCGTTAACGGTAATATTTATATCGTTGCCAAGGCCGGCGCCAGCTCCCGCCGATAATGGTATTACAGCTTCGGGGCCTTGCTCACCTACTAAGGCTACGGTCGGCTCCTTAACTATACCTCCCTTGGCTAACCTAGGGATATGTGGTAAATCTGGCGGGTTTATATCTATACCAAAAAAGCTAAAACCTAAACCGCTATTTAGTTTGTCTATAAAACCATTAATAGAGTCTATAACTTTATTAAATACAAATTTAACACCCTCAAAAACGACCCCGGCGCTAGTTTTTAAAACCGTACTAATGGTTTCTAATAAAAATTTTCCTGTTTCTTTTAATTTTGGAACTATTTTGTCCATTAAATTACTAAACGCGTCCATAAAGACATCTAAAATAACTTTACCTATTGCGAATTTAGTTTTAAAGAATTCAATTATTCCATTAAACAATTCCTTAAAATGTTCCGTTGCGCCCGCTACATCGCCGTCTATTAAAGCTTTTATAAAATTAACCGCGCTCATAAATATATCTTTTACTTCATTAAAAGTGTCTAAAAAGAAATCCTTTAATACCCGGAGTCCATAAACAAAGTCCCCGGTAAAAAAATCTACTAATACTCGTGATTTAGATTTTATAAAATCGACCGCATTGTCAACAAAATCTCTAAACACCTTTACTTCGTTATAAGCAAAGGTAAAAGCCCCGGCAACTGCAGCTATTAGGCCTAATACTATCGTAAACGGGCTAAATAGGGCTGCAAAAGCCGTAGCTAGACTTACTACGCTAGCTAGTAATATACCTCCTATAACGGTTGCTAAGACCGTAAATGCTACTTTAGGATTATCTTTAAAAAATTTTCTGATCAGAATAAAAAACGGCTCTATTTTTTTTCTTAAAATTTCAAAAGTATTTGCTAAATTATTTATTATTGTTTGTACTTTTTCACTAGCGAAAAATTCTTTAACTTTTAAATTAAAGCTTTCTATTTTAGGTAATATTTCCGAAAACTTATCTTGCATATTTTGAATAGCGTCTAATAAAACAGGGGCTAGTTTTTGTCCTATTTCTATAGTTAAAACATTAAAAGCGGATTTAAGTTTATCTAAAACTAAACCTATACCTTGCGAGCCTTGTGCAAATGCAGCGTCCGTTGCTCCAACTGCGTTTGCAGCATTTTCAATTTCACTAGCAAATTTTTCGCCACCTTTACCTGTTAAAACTTGTATTGCACCTAGGGCCTCAACTGAGCCAATGTATTCGGCTAACGGTTTTCCATTTTGTTCGGCACCTTTTTTAATTATGTCAAAACCGTCTTTTAAACTACCTCCACTAGCAATAAATTCTTCAAATGATTGACCGGTCATTTGGTTAAATAATTGAGATACTTTAGACGCAGGTTTAGACAATTCTGATAATGCCGCTCTTATTTGTGTCATAGCTACCGAAGTAGGCGTACCCGATGCGGTTAAAGTTGCTACCGCAGCCGTAACGTGTCCAAATTCAATACCCATAGCTGCGGCAATTGGAGCCACGTTAAACATAGATTTTGATAATTCTTCAACGGTAGTTTTACCACCTTTTACGGCGGTAAATATAATATCGGACGCCTCGCCTACCGTTATTATATCAGTACCAAAAGCGTTTAAAATTGTTGTTAAACCGTCTACGGCCGTACCTAGCTCGGTAGCACCACCTACGGCTAATTTATTAGCAGTTTCTAAAAAGGCAAAAACATTATCCGGCGGTACGCCTGCTGATAATGAGTCATAAAGGGCAGGTATTATATCTTCCGGGAGCTTTCCTATTTCTTTAGATAGTTTTAAAACATTATTAGTAATATCATCGAAAGCCGCTTGTGTTGTACCCGGTAACAAAGTAAAAACTTCATTCATACCGTCTTCAAATTTTCTAAATTCCCCTAAAGACTTAACGGCGGTTGCCCCGGCTGCCGCGGTCATCCCGGCAAAAACTTTATTTATATTGCCGCCTACTTTAGCCATATCTTTACCTAAAGCGTCAAATTTTTTGCCTACTTTACCTACGTTACCTAAAAATTTCTTAGTATCAGCTAAAAATTCAAATCTTAAAGTTTTTTTTGCGTTATCAGCCATTTTAAATTTGGTCTTTCATTATTTGTTTGCCTTAATACTTTTTTTAATTAGGTCTGTTAAATCATCAGCGTATTTTTCTTGAAGTGTTGGCGTTTCTTTAGCTATAGTTTTTTCCGCAACATAACCTCCGTATTTTGTACCCTCCGGGAATTTGCCGGTTTCTTTCCATAAAGTACCGACCCATTCTTTATATACGCGGCGTTTCATATCTTTAGCAGGTATAAAAACGCCGGTAAAGTTTTCGCTAAAGTTTAAATTATTACCTTGCTCCCGGGTATACCTAGGCACAAATTGAAATTTTCGTCCAAATTCTAAGTTACGTGCAAATTTATTAGTTTTACGTACGTCTAAAAACGCAACCCTATCGGTACCGCCGCCTACATAACCGGTAGCACCTTTAGTTCTTTTAGGTACGGGTCGTCCCTGTACGGTTTGCCTTAAAGCTTCGGTACGCGCTGCGCCCTGTACTTTTAAAGCAATACCTTTATGAAAGGCTCTTAAATCTTTTTTAACTTCTTTACCGTTAGCGAGATCGTTTAAACCTTTTACTAAATCATTAAGTCCGTCTACGGCTACGCCGCTGCCTGCCGTAGTTTTTTTTAAACTACCCATTACTACTATTCATTTGCTCTGCCTTTTTTTCGAGAGATTTTTGTAACGCTCTAAATACCGGTATCGGTAATAATGCGACTTCGCTTGGGTTTAGACCGGCGGCTACGCTTACGTCCGTTATTATTTGTAAATAATAACCGCCGTCTAGACTTCCGGGGTGCTGTCTTCTAGCCCCTCTATGCTTGCCACATTTTCTAGCCATTTATCAAAATCTTCGCTAACGCCTAAACGTTTACTAGCGTTCCAACTTAAATACATAAGTTCTTCAAAAGATAAATTTTCTAATTCTGCTGCGGGCCTAGACCCAAACTTACGTTCTAAAGCAACAAAATCTATAGGCCGTAGCGTTACTTCTTGCTTAGTACCGTCCACATTTAAAAGCGTGAGCTGGTGTAACCCTTTTAAATCTGACATACTAAGAAGTCGCTCTTGTTATCGTTCCAGAAGTTGGAAACGATACTGACATTGTTGCTAATTCTCCTACGCCATTTGCGACGGGTTGGTGTTGGTTTACTAATATGTTACCGCTATAAGACGGATTAGTTGCACTAACACTTCCCGAAGTTGGTTTAAGGACAAAAGCTGTAGTTGTTCCTAAAAGTGGCCATAGTGTTTGGTCTACTTCGCTTGACGCAAAGTCTTGTTGAAACTCAATACTTAAAGTTCCGTCTTTAAGACCGCCCTGCCTACTTTTAAAGGTGCTACCAAATGCAGTATCTTCTACTTCATCGCTTGTAATATCTAGCGTAACCGAACTAATGTGGTCGGATAAGTTAACCGAGTTAATTGTTAAGTTAGCGTCTGTTAAAACAAATTTAGCCAATGTATTCTCCTTTAATATATTTAATTAATTATATTCCGTAAAGATACAGGCCCCGCCTATGCGACATTAAAAAAGCCGGGCGTTAACCCGGCTAATTTATTCTGATCAGAATTATTTAGACAAAAACAACATTTTTGTCTTTAGTATTTAATAAAAAAGGCTCGGCGTAAGTAAGTACTAAATTACTTTTAACAAAACCTTTAACTAAGTAATCATAATTATTACTTCCAAAACCGTCATTTTTTTCAACTAAATAAACTTTACCTCTTTCTAAAGTTACCCCGTCATAATTTTTTTTAGGCCCGGCAAATATTTTTCTTGTTTTTGTATCTTTCATAACGGTTAATATTCTCATATTGTCCGGTAATTTATTTATATTAGTTACTTTTTTAGTATCCATTTTAATTTTTACTTTCTAATATTTCAAAATGATTAGAAAACTCTTTTTTGTTGCTAAAAAATTTAATTAAATTATGTAAATCTAATTCGCTTACTTTAGCTTTATCTTTATGTTTTAACATAACTTTGGCTAAAGGTGTTTTTGCTTTTATTTTCATTAAAAACCTCTTTCAATTTGTTTTAAAATTAATCTTACAAAAGTAGTATTAACTTTTTTAGTGTTTATATTTGTAAAAGTGTCTAAAGCATAAAGTAAAGTAACGCTAGGGGTATCGCTATTTAAGTCGGTACCGGTAGCTATATATTTTACGGCTTTAGTTTCTTCTTTATTTAGTTTAATTTCTGCTAGTTTCATTTAACGCTCCTAATTTGTTATATAACATTATTATAAAGTAATTTTTACAAATAAGTCATATAGAATAAGGTTTTTTCAAAAAAATTAATATTTTTAAAGTTTAGGCTAACTGGTTAAGCTATAAATTTAAAACGCGGCAGAATTAAACCTCGTACCCGGTTTATTCGCTATTCTATACCGATTGTAGCGTGAACGCTAAAGCTAGGGTTAGTACCCGAAATAACATAATTTAGTCGCCAATAAGTGTCCGTAACGGCCCCGGCTACTTCTTTCATTTCGGAACCTATAGCGGTAAAGCCGGTAAATGTGGCTCTATCGGTAGCGCTGCTAAAACCCGAGTTATCGTCGGATTGTAATTTAAAAGTACACGTAGGGGTACTAGTCCCACTAACGCCGGTTACGTGAACGGCGGCATATACTTTTTGCGTACTTGATACCGCGCCTAATTGTGTACCGGTTGAGTTACCGCTAGCGGTTAGGTCGCCGTCTAGTTCAATAGTACCCCTTACAACTTCATCGCTAGAGTGTCCTTTTGAAATATTAAACGGTGTAACTTCGCCTACGGTACCAAAAATATTATAACTAAATAACCTACTTTTTAAAAAGTAAGCGGTATTACCGACGCCCGCGTCTGGAACAACGGTAGTAATTAATTCATTACCTACACTTGCACCTAATAAAGCGTCCGGTTTATTAGCCCCGGCTTCAAAAAAACCGTCTACGGCTAAACTTGAATCCTTTAAGCCGCCAATACGAGATTTAAAACCGCCGCTATTTATTGTCGTTACGTCTTGTTCTTCAGAAGTAACGTCTAAAGTTACGCTGCTAGTATTACTACTTAGGTCATAACCGCCCATAAATAATTTACCGTCGGTAAATACAAACTTAGCCATTATTTATTTTCCTTTTCAATATCTTTAATAGTTTTATTTATTTTCTTCTGATCAGAATTTTTTTTAACGGCTGCTATATGTCCGCCTTTTGTAAGTGTAAATATTTGTTGTAAATCGTTAAGGGTAATTATTTCCCCGGGTTTTTTACCGTCTACTTCTTTAGTTCCTACAATTTTAAACTTTGGCATTTAACTTGTTCCTTTAGTATATACTTCTAAACCAACGTTGGCTGCAATAGCGTCGACCCCGTTCATATTTACGTCTGCTGCGTAATTACTTACGTTAGTTATGGTCGCGTCTGTATCTGCTAGACCTAACGTTCTATTATTAAATATAGCCTGCCTTAAACTACTACTACCTTGCCCTGTTATAAAAGCGTCTAGTTTATCTTGTGCAGTTCGAGCGTCGGCACGTTGTACGGCAACTAAAATGTCAAATACATAGAGATCGGTACCGCGTTGCATTGAAATATTAAAAGTAATATTTTGTGGTATAACAACGGCTAAAGGGAACGTTAGGGCATAATCCGGGACAACATCGTAAACCCTTAAACCCGTAATATTATTTCCTAATGTGGTTTTTATAGCATCGCGTACGTCGGTTAAAGCTGCCATTATTTATACTACGCCTAAAACGGACCCTTTTCTAAATGGTGCTAAAAGCCTAGTTACTTCCCTATTTTGTTGTATATTTACAACACCAAAGTCGGCAACGCCAGCAACCCCTAAAGGTGCATTACGCATAGCAAAAAGTTCCCCGGACAATAACGTAGCCGCTTGTATTATTGGCTCCGGGATTGACGGATAACCCCATTTAGCAGTTATTTCTGCAAAAGGTCTATTTGAAAATTTACTTAAAGGCCATTCATAGTCGCCGTCGCTAATTAATTCAATTACATAAAAAGGGCTAATTTCAATACCGCCGACAACACCATTAAGTGGAAGTAAATTATATGACGCGCTAGGTACGGTAGTTTCAAATGTACCGTCGTCATTGTCGTCGTATTTAACTACTAGGCCCGTTGTTGTTGAAATGTCGTCGACAAATAGTCTATAAGGATGATTAGTAAAATATTTTCGGGCCGTAGCGTTTGTATCTGCGTAAAATTTTCTACCGCAAAACGCGTCTATTTGCCTACAGGCTGCATTTATAGAGTTATCTAATAAACTATCGTCTACGCTATCGCTATCGGGTATACCTATAAAAGCTTTTAATGAATTACGACTAAGGTACCCGTTAACTACCGACACGGTTTACCTACTTGTCTTTTTTTTCGGCCGGCTTTTGTTTTTTGTTTTCTTGTACTGGTTTCGCACTAGCGCTTTCTACCTTTCCGCCAAGAGCTTTAATTTGCTTTTTAACTTCTTCAGCACGTTCAGCCTTATCGTAAAGTACATAATGTTTTAATTCTCTATTAAGAGCCGCTATTAATTTTTTATCTTCTTTTTTCGCCATTTCTTTTTCCTTTTAATAAAGTTGTACGGCTATCGGTTGCCCGGCAGCCGTAAACAACTTAACTTCTATTTTAGAAGGTAGGGGTAACGTTTCCTGTACCGCCGATATATGAAATACCTGCAGGATATCTACCCGAACCAAATGCAGCGTAACCATAAACTACAATTTTTGTAGTAAGGCTGCCTGCGTTTGTTTCTTCAAATTTTGCTTGGAATAGAGGACTTTCCCAAAGGATTAAGTCGTCCATTTTTACCGCATAAATAAGGTCCTCATTGTTACCTGCGCCTGTGTTTGTTTGAACATTAGCGTCGGTAATAACCGGAACGCCCATAAGCGAGCCAACTACGTTTCCGTAAGCGGCAGCTTCGCCAACGCCTTGCGCGTTGCTAGGAGCATTTCCAGCCGGTAATACTAATGGTCTTGAATTACCGTCGACGCCTGCGGTTATAAAACCCCAACGTCTAGGGTGCATTAAGATAGCACTAGCCGGTGCAAATCTATCGCTATTTACACCTTGCAATAAGTCCGCTATTTTAGGCATTAATTCTGCAACGGTAGGGCTAGCGTCCGTATAAGTTACGGTACCAATTCCACCGACTTGAATTAATCCGAGCGGTTGTCCATTTGCGCCTGTTCCAGAAAATAGGTATTCGTCTAATTTTGAATAATAGGCAGCAGCTAAGTCACCAAATATTACTGATTCGACGTCAACACCCGGTCCTCCTCCTCTTTCAAGTAATTGTTTCGAAACGTCTTGTTGGCCGGCAATAGTGTTAACGTTAACGGTTAACAATGTGTCGTCAATATTTGTTTCTTGTACCGCAGAATTTTCAGTAGCTTGTGCAGCAGCTTCAGATCCTGTTGTAATTCTTGAAATTTGGATTTGGTTTCCAAATTCAGGCAAGTCTCTTTTAGGTACGGCATTATAAAAACCTGTACCCGCACGAGCAATTGGAGCGTAATCATTTAATAGATATTGTGGAACTACCATACCGGTTAGGGCAGATGTTCCTATGTCCCTGCTTTCGTGCGATTGGTGGTCGTTAAGCCTTTTTTGAGCTTTTGAGTCACCTAGGAATTGAGCTCTGTAAGCGTCTGTAAAAAATGAATGTTCCCCACCTTCACGATAAAGGTCCGGCTCATTTACTTCAACGGGCGTGTCATTAATGACTTCCTCGTCAACGCCTAATTCGGAGCGTGATTCCTCAACTTCTTTAAGAGTTTTTCTCATTTCTTCACCGTCAGAGATTTTTTCATCTAGTTCTTTAATTTCGGATAGTAATTCGTTTGAGCGTTCAAGCTTTTTATCAAAGTCTTCACCCTCGGACATATCTTCCATTTCAACAACTAAAGAATTAAGTTCCTCGGCTTTTGAGTCTCTTTGTTCTATAAGTTTTTTCACTTGCTTTATGTTTCCTTTTTTTTAATTTATCTGTTAGGTGGTTAGTTGTTTAACTATCCGGCGTAACGTTTTCATTAAATAACCCGTCTTTTTTAAGTTTTACTTTTAAAAGTTCAACTTTAGGATTATTTCTTTTTTTAGAACTTTCTAAATCAGTATTCTGATCAGAATTTTTTTCTATTATTTGTTCTAAAACCTCTATAGCCTTATCGCCACTTCGAGCGTGTATAAGTTCTTTTAATTCTTCTTCTATTTCTACGCCCCTTAATTTAGCGCCGGCCCAAGCGTTAGCCGGGTAGGTAACAACGCTAACGTCAAAAAGTTTAACTTCTTGAACTTCTCTTTGTTCCCCGTCGAAATCATCTCTTACGGCTGCGAAAGCAAAGGACATTTCGTTTAAATCCCCTCTTTTCATAGCCGATGCAATTTCTGCGACTGTAGGATTAGCCGGGTCTAATTCTGCTTTTACAAATAAACCTATATCGTCTTCTTCTAATTCTAAAGTTCCGCTGCTACTTCTAGCTATAGGTATACCGTCGTGGTTTACTAAAAATCTTACGTCATCTTGCTCTTTTAAAGTCTTTTTAAACGCTCCGGGCTTAATTGTTTCGTTATATGCGCCCTTACTATCTCTTACGGAATATGATTTATCAAAAACGGACGCATAGCCCTCAAAAATGTAACTTGTTTTATCGTCTTCGCCTTTTCTAACTTCGACATTAGCTAGACTAAAACTTCTATTTTCCGTTTTATTATCCATAATTTTTTCGTATGTACTATTTAAAAGGTTAGTCGTTTTTTGAGCTAGGCTTTCTTTAATGTCATTATTTTTATAATTTCTATCTTCATTTTCTAATTGTTCTACTTTTCTTTTAGCCCATTCGCCTGCTTGCATAGGGTCGGTCCACGGATTACTGCCCCATAATAAAAAAGCTACGTCGCTACCTCGCCACGTACTAGGGTCATTAGGGTTGCTTTTTTCTCTATCTAGGTCTGTTAAATGTCTACTATGCCAGCTATACATTAACTTTAATTTATTTGTACTAACTTTTTTATTATTAACTATGTTACGTGCGTCCCTAATTGTTTTACTTGTTAAACCGCTACCTGCTTTATTTAGATTAGACAAACCACGTTTCATATTTTTAACCATAAAACTAGGTGCGCTTAAATCTACTTCCCTAGTTTCTAAATTATTCTGATCAGAATTATTATAATTATTATCTTGTTCACTTTCGGCAATATTAAGTGCGGTTATTTGTTCTTCCGCGCTTTCGTGTGAGGTATGACATCCCATTAATTTATTATCATCTTCTTTAACTACCGCGTGTCCGCCTATTTGGTCTTTACCGGTAGCACCGCTTTCTTTAGGGCAGTCCGGGTGGTTATGTATAATTTTATAAGGCATTAATTATCCTCCTCTACTTCTTCAAATTCCGTATCGGTGTCATCTGCGTCAAATTCATCAACGCCTAAAGGGTTTATTACTTCCGGGTCAATTACCGCGCCCTGTAATCCTAGGTAAAACTCATCGCCACCAACATAAGGCTCTAAATCCATACGCGCCCGGGCTTCGTTTGGCGTCATAATACCGCTACTAATTGCAACTTGAAAACCTCTAACCCTAGATAAACTATCGCCCCTAGCATATTCGTCGGTATCAAGTTTAACCATTTGCTTACCCGGTAATAATTGACCTAAACCGTCTTCTATTCTTCTTATATAGGGAAGTAAAGTATGTCTAATAAATGCTAGGCCGTTACTTTCTATGTTGCTATAAACGTTACTACCGTCTTTACTCATAATTAAATGAGCCGGTACCCTAAAAATTCTAGCTACGTCGTTTACTATTTGTTCCCTAGCTTGTATTAGCTCCGGGCCGGCTCCGGCTGATATGCTTTTCCATTTTAAGCCGCCGGTTAATACGGCAGGTTTTCTATTTCTATTGTGTGTACCTACCCAATTTTCCTGCAAATATCTAGCTTGTTCGCTAGTTAAATCTCTATCCGTTTCTAAAATGCTACTAGGTGTACCGCCTTGCCCATAAAATTGAGCTATATGTCTATCCATAGCTAAAGCTAAACCGTATGTATTAGCTTGCGTTTTTAAAGGACTAACGCCTTTAACTTGTCCCGGATATGAATACCAAATAAAATGTATCATATTTTCTTGCGTAATTAATCTAGTATATTCCCCTTTTTTATCTTGTAGTTTAAATACTTTTAGCCCGGCGTTCATTTCTACTTTAACTTTATCATTATGTACGGGCGTTAAAGCTATAGGTCTTCCTTGCCTATCTCTATCTACTAATAAAAAAGCATTCCCGTGCATACACATAGACGTCATTAATTGATGTATAACTTCAAAAATAGTTTGGTTAGCGTTAGGTCTATCTAATACTTTAGGTTTATCGGTAAAAATTGTTTTTCCGTTTTCATATCGTAAAGTTTTTATAGGTAATAAAGATACGCTATCGGCTAATAAAGATATAGCGGACAAAACGGCACTAACACCTAGGGCTGATATTTCAGAAACTTTTTCCCCGGTATAGTTGTAATATGCGCCGTCGCGTAATGAAAGTAATTCGGCTAGGTTGCCTAAACCCGCGTTTCTATTTTCCCTGTTAAATATGCTCATCTATTTATTAAGTAACTTCCCGTAATTAAAAATACCCCGGCAACAATTAATGCTGCCGCGTAACTAAATGTATATACGCCTACAATTATAAGTCCGGCCCCTAGTATTTCTATTAGCGTTGTTATATTTTCTCTATTTATCATAAATTTATTATACTCACTTCCGGCTCGTTGTCTTCTAAAGGCGCAGTTATTCGGTCTAACATAATTACTAAAGCTATAGCGCCGTCGATTTTTCTTTTTGAGCGTCCTTTACTTAAACGCCAACCCATATCTGTAACTTTTTGAGCTGCGCTTAATACTTGGTCGGTAAAAATAGCGCTGCCCTCGTGTATTACTTTACCGTTAACTATTAACTCATAAGCGTTACCACAAGCGGGTATCATACGACTATGGCTTTGCGGGAAGTTAACCATAGGGGCGCCACGGTCTAAAAGTACTTGTGCGCTACGTTCAAAAAAAGCAGGGTCGTAAGCTACTTCTTTTACATTGTATAACTTACATAGTTCCATAATAAAAGCTTCTATTTCTTGAATGTCCATTACGTCATAATCCTCGGGGTGCCAAATTTTTGCAGCACAAATAATATTCTGATCAGAATTTTTTTGTCCATATACAATAGCAACCGAATCGTGGCGTAAAGCCATATCGACCCCTACAAAAGTTTCAACATTAGGATTAAAAATAACTTCGCCTTGGCATTTGTCCCACGCGTCGGACGGCAGCCAACTTTCTTCTTCTACTCTTGTCCATTGGTTTAAGTGGTAACGTTGGAATTCGTGTAATGGTAAGCTTTTAAATCTACGTTTAAGATTTTCTAAAGGCCACCAATCATTTTGAATTGCCGGGTTAACTTTTTCCCATAACTTAGGGTCGTTAATGTCATCTTTATCTGTAGCGCCTATCCATTTAAAATAAAATTCAGGGTCGTCATTGTCCCCGGCGTCTTTTTTTAAACCTCTTTGGTATAAACGCCCGGCAAGTGAGTCTAAGTCATAACCGGCCGTAGTAATATTTAAAACTAAACCGTCTTTACGTTTAGCGGTATTGTTACTAAGTACATAATGTACGCGCTCTAAATTTATATTAGACCATTCGTGTATTTCATCTGCTATTAAACAACTATTACGACCGCCGTCGGCTGTACCGGCTCTTGCTGCAACCCTATATGCTCTACCCGGCGCATTTTTAATTTGTATTTCATTTTCAAAAGTTTCAACTAGCCCTCTTAATAAAATAGATTCCTCGCACATTACTTTCATAGTTCCAAAAACTAAATTTGCTTGCTCATAACTAGCCGCTGCAACAGCTACTAAAGGACTTTTAACGCCGTTACCTAAAAGCTCAAATAAACCTATAGCGGCTGCTAATTGTGTTTTACCGTTACCTTTACTTAAACCAATTAAGCTTTCCCTATATTTACGACTATTGTCCGAGTTAGTTTCGTATAATTCATAAATAATAGCTTTTTGCCAATCATCTAAAACAAAAGGCTCGCCAAAAAAATCACCTTCACCGTGTACGCAAAATTTTTCTATAAACTTTACAACTCTAGGCCCTTTAGTAGCGGGTAAATTCATAATTTCATCTCACAATCTTTACAAATAATTTTCGTTTCGTCTTTATCATAAAAATTTTCCAAACATTGTTGACAAAATAAAATTTTGAAAATATTTTTTTTCATTTTTCTCTATCGCACCAAAAACAAAATGGAATTTTTTTTTCGGAATAAAAATAATCAAAACATTCTTCGCAACGGTGCATATTTTCAACTTGCTTATTACTAACCATTTCATTCTTCTTCTTCTAATTGTTGCATTAATGTTCTAGGGTCTATAGTTTGTATATTATCTTCCCTTAAAAGTTCTTCTAATTGTTTAAAACCTATTTGCGCTTCACCAAAAGCAATACCTAAACGCTGCCTACTTAAAGGCGTAAGCCCTAGCTCTTGCTCTAGCTTTAAAATGCTACTTTCTAGCTTTATGGTTAGGTCTATAAGAGGGTTTATTTTAGGCTGCCCGGTACTACCTACACTAAGTAAACCGTTATTTCCCATTTTTTGTATAAGCTTATTAGCCCTTTCTACCTCATCGTAAAATTGAAATAGCCTATAAAAAGCAGGTAAATCTACTTTATGGGCGGTAGAGCTTAAATCTGAATCCCAATAATCTTTCCACGTGCGTCTAGTAGGTAATAACCACGTGCGTTTAGGTTTAGGTTTAGTAAATTCAGCACCGCCTTTTAATATTTGTAAATTAGAGTCCCGGTGTCCTGTTTTTTTACTAGCGTCTTTTGGTATAGGCCCTCGTTTGCTCATACTTAACTATAAATTATCATTCTGATCAGAATTTTTATCCGACATTAAATCGACGCCGGTTACTTTACCTAAATATTCCGTAGCTAAAGTATGGTCGCCTTTTACAAAAACTAAAATATTTTGATGTGTTTTTGCAATTTTTCTTCCTTTATCAAAATATCCTCCTACCCTTAACGGCGCGCTACCCGGAACATTAATTAAAATAAGTTCATTGTAATAATTTAAACCCGCTTGCCTAAAAGCGTCTACCGTAGTACCGATAAAATCTACATATCCCGTAGTTTGTTTATCTCTATATTCGCCAACTACTATTGCAGCAAATCTATTGTCGTTTAATTTATCACAACTTTTTTTAATAATATCTCTATAGCTAATGTTAAAATTTTCCGTAGTCATATTACTTAAATCATTAGGGTCTTTGCTATAAACTTCTAAAAAGCCATAAGGTGGACAAGTTAGTAAAAAATCAAAATCATCATCTTTAATTAATTTATTAATTTCGCTGCTATTACCTACTATCCATTTAGGTAAATTTTCCGGTACTAAATCTTTAGCTTGTTTTCTATTTTCTTCTATTTGTTCTTTTGCTAAATCTATACCGGTATATTTACGACCTAATTTTGCGCTAACTATACCTCTAACGCTACCGCCAGCGAAAGGGTCTAAAACTTTACTACCTACTTTACTAAACCACTTAACCATTAACTCGGTTAATACCGGGTCAAAAATAGAAGTATTACTTACGTCGCTAGGGTTTTCATCATACATACGCGGCTTAATACTAAATAATAAATCCTCATCTCTACCTATATCGCTTTTTATTCCAAAAGCCAACCATTCCCTTTTTCTATCTTGCCAATATCCTTGCCTAGTATCTAAAGTACTAAAGGGCGGCGCGCCAAATTCTTCTACTAAGTTTCTTTTTTCTTCTTCTTCCCCGGCATAAGCTAAATTTAATAAATCTTCTTCTTTAAAAGAAGTAGCAGCTAAAAGCTCCGGGTCGCTACTTACACTACTTAACATTTCACTTAGTAAGTCATTATCGTATTCGCCGAGATCGGAAGTTTTATTATCTGCTAAAGCAAAAGCTTTTGATTTTAATTCGTCGTCATCAGTAAAAACCACCGCTATATGTGTCCAACCTAGTTCCCGGGCCGCAGCTAATTGGTGGTTACCCGCTATAACCGTACCGTCGTTAGTAGCTACTATAGGTTTACGTTGTCCAAATGTATCGTAACTTTTTACTACCGCGTCTACATCACCTAAACGTGGGTTTTGTTCTAGGTGCGTTAATTTGTTTATTTCTGTTTTAAGGCTATCGAGTTGTTTATGTATTTTGTGATTCATAAAATAATTATATCGGTTTTTTAGCGTAGGGGTACTGCTTTACAAAAAACCACAAACTATCGATATTGTTTAACAATAAACGTATTTATAAAAACATAAGAAAAAAAACCTAGAACATAAAAACGGCTAAAACTTGGGCAAAAAAAAAGAAAGT